TCGCCCGCCTAGCGCCAATTTTGCAGGCAAAAGAAATTGGAAAACTTGAGGCTTCATTGTCCTCAAATCCGCCGGTTAAAAAAACCTCAACCGCCCCGGCACCAATTGCGCCTGTCACTGCTCGTTCTGCTGGGTCAAACCAGTACGACACCACCGACCCTCGCTCGACTAAGTCGATGAGTACGTCGGAATGGATCGAAGCCGAACGGATGCGACAGATCAAGAAGTACGAGGCACAACGCAACAGATAATTTGGGATTATTACCATGTCTAACTCGATTTTAACAATTGACATGATTACGCGGAAGGCTCTCGAAATCCTTGAGAACAACCTCGTGCTTACACGTAACGTAAACCGCCAGTACGACGACAGCTTTGCTGTTGAAGGCGCCAAGATCGGCTCGACTCTGCGTATCCGTCTTCCAGACCGTGCGCTTGTTACCGACGGTGCAGCCCTTCAGGTACAGGACGACAACGAGCAGTTCACAACGCTGACCGTTGCAAACCAGAAGCACATCGGCGTTAACTTCACGACTGCTGAATTGACCATGCAGTTGGATGATTTCGCAGAGCGCGTTCTCAAGCCACGTATCTCGCAGCTTGCATCCAGCATCGACGCTGACGTTGCAAACGCGTTTGCAACCATCGGTAACTCGGTCGGCACGCCCGGCACAACTCCCGGCACTTCGGCAGTTCTTCTTGCTGCACAGCAGAAGCTGAACGAAAACGCTGCGGTGATGTCGCCACGCTACGCCACCGTCAACCCAGCAGCAAACGCTGGCTTGGTCGAAGGCATGAAGGGCTTGTTCAACCCAACCGACACCATCAGCAAGCAGTTCAAGAACGGCATGATGGGTACAGGCGTACTTGGTTTCGACGAAATCAATATGTCGCAGTCCATCAAGCAGTTCACCACTGGTTCGCGTACCGCAACCGGCGGCACGACTTCGGCTGCTGTCACCACTGAAGGTGCAACCACCATCGCCATCACTGGTGCTGGTAACGCTGCTGTTGTTAAGGCTGGCGACGTGTTCACTGTAGCTGACTGCTTTGCAGTTAACCCACAGACGCGTGAAAGCACAGGTTCGTTGTTCCAGTTCGTTGCGTTGGCTGATGTCACGCTCAACGGCTCTGGCGCAGGCAACATCACTGTTGCACCTGTCTACTCAGCCAGCCATGCGCTTGCCACTGTCAACACACTGCCCGGCAACAGCAAGGCTGTTGTATTCGTCGGTGCAGCGTCGTCGCAGTACGCGCAGAACCTCGTATACCACAAGGATGCCATCACCTTCGCAACCGCCGACCTTCTGCTCCCACAGGGCGTAGACATGGCTTCGCGTCAGGTACACAACGGCATCTCGCTTCGCGTTGTTCGTCAGTACGACATCAACAACGACCGTATGCCTTGCCGTATTGACGTTCTGTATGGCTACAGCACGATCCGTCCGCAAATGGCCGTCCGGATGTGGGGCTAATTTAATCATGGCCTCCGGTTCGCCGGGGGCCATAACTTTTCAGGAGAATTATCATGGCATTACCAAATGGCGGTTCCGCCTATCAGGTTTCAGATGGCAACGTTGATGCAGCCAAGCTGCTCGGCGGCTCGATCCTTACTGCTTCATCGGGCGCAGGCATCTACTTCCTTACGACTGCAATCACTGCAAACAGCACGACGACCGACGCCCCTGCGGGTTCGATTGGCGTGACCACGAACGCAACAGGACTTGGCAAGATGTTCATTTCCGACGGCACTAAGTGGCAGTTCGCTGTCGTCGCTTAACCAATTTGGGCGGCTTTCGGGCCGCCCATTTTCAGGAGATCAATCATGCCTAATACTAAAGCAGTAGGCGTTGCTTACGCCGATCCTTCATTTGAAAGCGTAACTGTCAGCGGCGGGATTGTTGCAAACGGTGGCGTTATCGCTTCTACCATCCAGACTACTGGCGATATTGTCGCTGCCAACCTTAATGCTCGCGTCTATATCCTTAGCACTGCAATCACCGCTAACACGACAACCACTTCTGCCCCTGTTGGTTCGCTTGGTATCACAACCAATGCAACTGGCCTTGGCAAGCTGTTCTACGCAGACGGCACCAAGTGGCAGTTCATGGCGATCAGTTAATTAATCTGGGCGGCTTTCGGGCCGTCCATTTTACGGAGTTTCTATGGCTGTTATCTACCTTGTTCACGACGTCCACGGCGCAAAAGTTGCTATCTCAGAAGAGGAAGCGCGCAGCGACGAAGAGTTTGGTTGGGAACGCTTTTACCCTGACGCCCCTGTAGAGGCGCCCGTTAACGAAATGTCGGCAGGCAGCAAACGCCGCCGCGCAACGCAGGAAGACTAACCAATGGAAACGGCTGGGGACATAATTAACGGTTCGCTTAGGCTTCTAGGCGTTCTGGCAGAAGGCGAAGTTCCATCGGCTGAAACGTCGCAAGACGCACTGCGCGCCATGCAACAAATGATCGATAGCTGGAACACGGAGCGCCTCGCGGTCTACGCAACGCAAGACCAGATATTCATGTGGCCTGCCGGCCAGTTGTCGCGCACGCTTGGCCCTTCCGGCGACTTCTCCGGCAACCGCCCTGTGCTGCTTGAGGACTCGACGTACTTCAAAGACCCCGGCACCGGCGTCAGCTACGGCATCAAATTCATTAACCAGCAGCAGTATAACGGCATCGCGGTCAAGACCGTCACGTCCACCTACCCGCAGGTTATCTTCGTCAACATGACGTTCCCCGACATCGAAATGTACATCTACCCGCGCCCTACGCGCGAACTGGAATGGCACTTCATTTCGGTTGAAGAACTCACCCAGCCTGCAACGCTGGCGACCACACTGCATTTCCCGCCCGGCTATCTGCGTGCGTTCCGTTACAACTTGGCGTGCGAGATGGCACCTGAGTTTGGCGTAGAGCCGTCACCGCAAGTGTCGCGTCTGGCTATGGCATCGAAGCGCAACCTGAAGCGCATCAACAACCCTGACGACATCATGTCCATGCCGTACAGCATCGTGGCGACTAGGCAAAGATTTAACATCTTCGCGGGTAACTATTGATGAAGACGCCGATCCTTGGGTCGGCGTATGTCGCAAGAAGCGTCAACGCCGCAGACAACCGTATGGTCAACCTCTTTCCGGAAATCGTACCGGAAGGCGGCAAAGAGCCAGCCTTTCTTCAGCGCGCGCCGGGGCTAACCCGTCTGGCTACGGTCGGCATCGGACCTATCCGCGGGCTGTGGCAGTTTGGCGACTACGGCTACGCCGTGTCTGGCCCTACGCTGTTCCAGATTGACAGCAACTGGAACGCGGTCGCCAAAGGCACCGTAGGCGGCACTGGCCCTGTCAGCATGGCCGACAATGGCACGCAGCTATTCATCGCCGCTAACCCGCAAGGCTACATCTACAACTCCAGCACGGACGTGTTTCAGCAGATTACCGACCCTGACTTCCCCGGTGCAGGCACGGTCGGCTACATCGACGGCTATTTCGTGTTCAACGAACCCGGCACGCAAAAGATTTGGGTGACGTCGCTGCTTGACGGTACGGCTGTTGACCCGCTGGAGTTTGCCAGCGCCGAAGGCAATCCTGACAATGTGGTCGCTATCTTTGTGGACCACCGCGAAGTCTGGGTGTTCGGTAGCAACTCAACTGAAGTCTGGTACGACGCAGGGCTGCTCGACTTCCCGCTGACACGTATCCAAGGTGCGTTCAACGAATTGGGCTGCGCGGCGCCGTACAGCATCGCCAAGATGGACAACCAGATTTACTGGCTGGGCAAGGACGCCCGCGGCCAAGGCATCGTCTACCGCGCCGCTGGCTACATCGGCCAGCGCGTGTCAACGCACGCTATCGAATGGCAGATGCAAGAGTATGCCGACATCTCGGACGCGACCGGCTACACGTACCAGCAGGACGGCCACAGCTTCTACGTGCTGAACTTCCCGTCGGCCAACACGACATGGGTGTATGACGTCGCCACCGGCGCATGGCATGAGCGTGCGTCGTTTGTTAACGGCGAGTTTAACCGCCACCGCGCCAGCAGCCAGATGTTCTTCAACGCTACCACTGTTGTCGGCGACTACCAGAACGGCAAGATATACAAGTTTGACCTTGAAGAGTATTCCGACGACGGCGCTCCGCAGAAATGGCTGCGGTCGTGGCGGGCGTTGCCGACCGGCGCTAACAATCTCGCGCGTACTATCCAGCACGCCATGCAGCTTGACTGCGAAACAGGCGTGGGCCTGAACGCCGGCCAAGGCAGCAATCCGCAGGTGATGCTGCGTTGGTCTGACGATGGTGGCCACACATGGTCGAACGAGCATTGGAAGTCGATGGGGCAGATTGGCCGGTCGGGCTATCGTACCATCTGGCGCCGCCTTGGCGCAACGATGAAGATACGCGACCGCGTCTACGAAGTGTCAGGCACCGACCCTGTCCGCATCTACATCATGGGCGCTGAACTGCTGCTGTCAGGAACGCGGGCCTAATGGCGTACAATCCGATCAACCCTACACAGTTAACGCCGCCGCGCGTCGAGCTGATCGACCAGCGGTCAGGTGCTATCAGCCGTGAATGGTATCGGTTCTTCCTGTCGCTGTTGACCGCAACGCAGACCAACCCGCTCGACCAGGCGGGCAATGAATGGAAGTACAAGTACGTGCCTTATGCATGTGTTGTGGAAGTGCTACACCGCGCAACTGCTGTTGGCATGGTGTTCTCGATCACCTCCGGGTCTGACGATATCATGCAGTCCTCCCCTGTGCCCTCTGGTGGCACTGCGGGCGTTCCTCCGGCGCGACTCAACGTCGAGCCGATCACCTTCAAGGCGAATGCCGGCGACGTGCTCCAGATCGTCTACCGGAATACCACGGGTGGCACCATCACGGTCGATGGCACCATCGAGCTGACGAAGGTCTGATGCCAGAAACCCCGCGTATTGCGCTGGGATACCTCAATGAGTTGGGGAAGCGCCTCCAGCGCTTCTTCAACATTGAGGGCGAGCCAGGCGCGCAGCTGACGACGACGGCAGTCCCTGTGCTGCTGATCG